TATGCAGGACATCCAATTCCACCAATGGCAAGTGATGTTGAGGGTGGAGGTAAATTTGTAAACAGAGCAGATGACTTTATGGTAATTCACAGATATATTCAGCACCCTGCAGATTGGACACAGAGTCATATTCACGTAAGAAAAGTAAAAGAGATTGAGACAGGTGGAAAACCAACTTCAATGGACGAGCCAATTAGGTTCCAAAGTATAGCAGGAAACGTTGGGTTTCAGATCAATGGAAATGTTATTTTAGAAAAACCAATTCGAGAAGAATTTAAAAAAGTAATTAATTTAAAATGAAAGATAAAAAATACACAACAAACCAAAGGATTAAAAGAATAGAAAAAGCAATCGGAGAGTTATACGTAATGATCCATCACATTGCAGAACGATTAGATCCAGAGCCAAAAGTAGAAATAGAAAGCAGAACGGACCAAACTTGGAAAGATGAAGTTTTAGAAAAGCATCAAAGCACAAGTACTGCTGATGTATTTAATTCAGATGTTCAGATTAAAAATGACACGTCTGATATAGATGGCAACCAAAAATAAAAACAATGAATAAAATAATATCTTTAATTGCAAAGGACCACAAAAAATGGACTAGAATAGTTGAGTCATTCGGTGCTAACCACGCAGAAGATATTGTTCAAGAAATGTATTTGAAGATCCACGAATGGAAAGGTAAATACGATAAAACGTTAATGTATAATGAAACAGAAATTAATTATTTTTTTGTATTTAAGGTTTTAAGAAATATATTTTTAGATAAAGTAAAAAAGAAAAAAAGAGAGTTTAGTTTGGAAACAAATATTGTTGAGCCTTGTGTTTACGATAACACTTTTGAGTATATTGAAAAAGTAGATACTATAAAAAAAAACATTTCAACTTGGAATACTTATGACAGAAAAATATACGAGTTAGTATTTATAGAAAATAAATCAATGTTAGAATTAAGCAAATTAACAGGAATAGATTATTACTCAATTTATAGAACAGTAAAAAAAATAAAGAAATTATTAATTAATCAAATAGAAAGATGAGAATAACAATAACAGAAGTAGAAAAAAACAAAGTTTGGGAATTTTTAAAAACAAATAATGTAGGTAACAGAGGGGAAGCAGACGGATTACGAATACATCAGTATATTGGATTGTTAGGAGAAATGAAAGTGCACCAAGCATTCAAGATGCCTTTTACTTTTAGTGATGGATTTGACGGAGGTTTTGATATGGAAATCAACGGATTGAAAGCAGATGTTAAAACAATGGGTAGGAACGTAAATATGAAACCAGATTACGTGCATAATTTCTCTGGACTTCAAAAACATTTTAAATGTGATCTTTACATTTTTACTTCACTAAACAAGAAAACAAGCGAAGTAACTATTTGCGGTTGGGTAACAAAACAAGAGTTGTTTGAGAGATCAGAAAAATTCAAGAAAGGAACAAAGAGGTACAGAGATAACGGAACAGTTACAGTTTTAAAATGTACTACCTATGAGATTAAAAATAAAGACTTAAACGATATAAAAGAGTTATTGAAATGAGAAACAGAAAAAAAACAATAACAATCCTTAAATTTATTTGTGTAGGATTTGCTGCTACTTATGGAATTTTAGCAATGTATTATTTAATAAAAATAATGTTATGAGATTAGGAGATTTAGTAGAAAGGATAACATACTACACAGGTATAAAATGGATAGTCGAGAAGTCTACCAAATTACTAGGGTATAAGGATTGTGGATGCAAAGAAAGACAAGAAACTTGGAACGATGTAGAACTATGGTAAAAGAAGATAAACAAGATTGGTATAAATTTCGATCAGAGGTAAAGCATTCTTTAAATAGAGATCAATTTGAGTTGGTTTGTCAGATGCATTCAAAGTATTTTAAACATAAATTTTACAAACCCTGCACTTGTAATCCTAGAGTAATAAAACAATGGATTGACGAAATAAATAAACTATATGAAAATAACTAAAACAGGTAAGTTTGAAAAGGCACTAGTAAGAATTTTAAATGTTTTTGATGGTTGGAAACTAGAGTGGGTTGGACCTAAAAATCTACCGTATGATGCAACAGGATATACACCAAAAGGAAAAAAGTGCGTTGTAGAAATGAAATTCAGAACTAAATACTATGAAACAAAGATGCTCGAAAAGAAAAAATACGATGCATTAATGGCGTTGCCAGAAGATGTTGTGAAAATGTATTTTGTTTCAGATCCAAAAGGGAGTTATTGGTTTTGGTTAGACAAGATCAAAGAGTTGGAAGTATTGAGCAAGAATTGTCCAAGCACAACGTTCTGGAATAAAAGCAAAGTTTCCAAAGAAGTTTACCTATTAAATGAGAAAGACGCTAGTATTGTTGAGTATGCAACGCCAGATAAAAAAGGAGTTTGGGACGATTATTTTAAAAAAAATAAAAATAAATAAAAAAAAAGGTTGGTTATTGAAATATTTTAATAACTTTGCAACATCAATAACAATTTAAAAGACAATATTATGAATGATTTAATAGAAAAAAGAGAAAAAATTGCTTACAGATTAAGATACGCAAGTAAACAAGGTTGGGCAACTGAATTATTAGAAAAAGAATTTCAAGATATTAAAAACAAAATTACTAACTTTTAAAAGACAAAATTATGATATTAAATTTTACAGATTGGACAAAAAAAGATTTATGGAAACAATATCAATATTGTCAAGAAAACGCTTCTAACTTTCACAAGCAAATGTTAAAAGAAGTAATTACAGAAATAAAAAAAAGATAATTAAATTTTAAAAGACAAAAAAATGGCAACAGAATTAAAAACAATTAGAGGACAATTTCAAAGTCAAAAGACAAATGAAATGGAAAACACTAAAATATTTTTAACGAAATTTAGTGGCGGTATAGAGGGTACAAAAGTACAATTAACAATGAGCAACCAAGGCAATTTATTTACACACATTGCTCTTAATAAAGAAGAGATTAAAAACTTAATTAAAGAACTTCAAGAAAACTTTGATTTATAAAATAATTAATAATTAAAAGACAGAATTATGAATGCACAAAAGATTGAAATTTTAGAAGAGCAGTTAGCTTCTGCAAAGTGGGAATTAAATTACCATTGTTCAAAATGCGAAATATCAAAAGTTAAAATTGAGTTATTTGATGAACAATTAACAAAAGCTAGAAAAGAGGTTGAAATTTTAAAAGACTATTTAGTTAATTTTAAGACAGACAAAATTGAACGCTAAAATAGATTTACTCAAAGATATGGAGTATATCGTGGACATTGATATGCTAACCACTTTGGTCCTTAACCAGATCAAAAAAAAGGAAACCACTACTTTAACTGAAATGTCAAAAGCAATAGCAAGAATATTCTTTTATGTAAATAGCTTACAAGTTGATAGGAGAATGTACGACAAAGCGATGAACCAATACAGAGAAGATAAAAACAGAGCCGTATTAAGAGCCAGAAAATCAGATCTGGAACTAGAGCAATTACGAAAAGAAATAAAAACTTTAAAAAACTTGCAATAATATTAGTAGTTATTAAATATTTTTAATATCTTTGATTATCAATAACAAATTAAAAGACAAAATTATGAAAATAACTAAAATAACAAAAGGAATTTATTACGATAATGTTAGTCATAGGTGTATAGAAAAATCTAATGGAATTTGGAATGTTAAAAACGAATGTACAGGTGAGGTATATTTTTATTCAAAAACTTTAAAAGAATGTAAAGAATTTCAATCAGCTGAAAACGAAATATTACTTTGGAATAATTAATAACAATAAAAGATAAAATTATGAATGACGATTACTTAAATTACGGAAACCCTGCTTACGAAAACGATGCAGAATTTGAATGTACAGAATGCGGAACTCCTGTTGAAAGAGATGGGACGGTTTGCAGCGGAACTTGTTTTGAGGCATCAATGATATGATAAAAGCAATTGGATGGTTGTGTCTAGCTTGGGCAATAACAATAGTTAGTAAAGCAATAGCAAAAAAAATCTTTCCAGAAGATTGGAAGTAAAAAAAAAGACAATAAAAATGAGAGACGAAAATATAGATCCAAACCACGTAATATTACCATCTGGATTACACGCAATACAATACAAGAATAAAAATGGGACATCTAGGGTAGAGATTCTTACAGAAGACGAATACCAACAAATGACTTGGTGGGATATAATGAAACTTAAATATTTTAAAAAATGAAAATAACACTTTTAGATAATAAGCAATACGATTATTGCGATGTAAAAAGTAAGATGTATGACGATTCTTTCTACTATGGAGAACTTAATAAATTAGCATTAAGTAGCAGCAGTATTAAATTACTTGCAGATAGTCCAAAGAAATACTATTCAATTACAAAATACGGACAAGGAGACCACCAAGCGTTCAGAGACGGAACTTTAATCCACACATTGATCCTAGAACCAGAAAAGTTTAAAGAGTTTCATTTTGTAGATGTTGCAAGTAAAAACGCAAAAGCATACAAAGAAGCAAGAGACGAATTTGGGACAGTTTATACTTCAAAGGAAAAAAAAGATGCAGAAAGAGTTGCAGGTGCATTGTTAAAAAATGACAAAGCAATTGAACTTTTGAAAGATTGCGAGTTTGAAATTCCTGTTTTGGGTAATGTAATGGGTATGCCATTTCGAGGTAAAGCGGATGTTTTAGGCAAAAATAGAATTTGTGATATTAAGACAACGAGCAATATAAAAGACTTTCCATATTCAGCACGAAAATATGGGTATGATGTTCAAGTTTATCTTTACTGTAATTTATTTAATGTTCCATATTCAGAATTTACATTTCTAGTAATTGATAAATTAAGTTTAGATATTGGAGTCTGGAACGTAACAGAAGAATTTTATTTAAAAGGAAAAGAAAAAGTTGCTCACGGCATAGAAGTTTATAAGGAATATTTTTACAATCAACCAGAACCAGAGTTAGATAACTACATAATTAAAGGAACACTATAATGAAAGAAACAATAATAAAAGACTTTATTAAAATTGCAAACGAATTTAAACACGAGTTTGGTTTTGATATTTTACAAAAAAGCAGGAAGCGAGAGTATATTGAAGCAAGATCAGTTTTAATAAATTATTTTTACCATTATCAAGGAATGGGTTTAACAGAAATAGCCAGAGCAATTGGATCCGTTTCTGAATGGAAACCAAATCACGCAACAATATACCACGCATTAAAGAATTATGATATTTACTGCAGATATAACAAAAGACTTGACTCTGTATTAAAAAAAGTTATTGGAGTTTCTAGTGTTTCAGATATGAAGATTTACATACAACATACCGTTGCAAATTTAGATGACAATACAGTAAATGAGATGTTTGAAACTGCATCAAATCATTATGCTGCAATGTTAGAAGAGATCGAAGTTAAACTAGAAAAAAATATAACACCTTAAAATAAATAAATAAAATCGTTATGGATATAATAAAAGTAAAAATTTCAAAAGTAAAACCTAGTAGTGAAAACCCTAGAATTATAAAGGACCATAAATTCCATAAATTAGTTGATAGCATTAAGGAGTTTCCAGAAATGCTGAAAATTAGACCAATTGTAGTGAATAGTGAAATGGTTGTTCTTGGTGGTAATATGAGATTGAGAGCCTGTAATGAAGCTAAACTAAAAGAGGTTTATATTTTAATCGCTGACAATTTAACAAAGCAACAGGAGCGTGAATTTATTATAAAAGATAACGTTGGGTTTGGAGAGTGGGATTGGGATATATTAGGCAACGAATGGAATAGTGTGCAGTTAGAAGATTGGGGTATGGACAATTGGCAAAATATGGACGACATTGAAACAAGTGATGTCTTCGACTTACCAGATGGGGATAAGGAGCCATTTCAGCAACAAACTTATACATTGGCAGATGCACAAGCAATTGATATTAAAAACGCAATAGCAGACATTAAAAAGACAGACGAGTATAAATACGTTGAAACATTTGGGAATGAGAACGGAAACGGTAACGCACTTTATTTAATAATATCACAATGGGCAGAGCAAAAGAAATAATAGTAAAAGTAATAAATTCAAAAGTCGCAAATCAATTTGTGAAAAAACATCACTATTCTGGAAAGGTGGTTAATATGAGTAACTTACATTTTGGTTGTTTTTTGGATGACAAGCTGCACGGAGTTATGAGTTATGGTTCTCCAATGGATAAAAGAAACGTTTTACCACTTGTTGATTCTGGAGTTGATAGTTTTAATAAAAGGTGGAACGAAATGTTAGAGTTGAACAGAATGGCGTTTGACGATTATTTACCAAAGTATTCAGAAAGCAGATGTATTGCAGTTAGTATAAGATTGATCAAGAAAAACGCACCACAAATTAAATGGTTGTTAAGTTATTCAGATGCAACGCAATGTGGAGACGGAACAATATACAGAGCAAGTGGGTTTAAATTAACTCAAATAAATAAAAACGGAACAATATACAAACTAGCAAACGGAGATATTGTTGCTAAAAGAGGGGACAGTAAATACGATTTTAAAGGAGCAACCGCATTAAAAGGTTTTCAAAATAGATACATCTACTTAATAGATAAAACTTGTAAATTAACAGTTCCAGAAATACCATTTACAAAGATTGATGAACAAGGAGCAGGAATGTATAAAGGGGAAAAAATAACCCTCCAAGAAAGGAGGGCTAATGATTAGAGCGATGAGGTCGATACGAACGCCATCTTCTGACTGGATGCCAGACGTGTTACTTTTACACTACCATCGCATTTAAGATCACAATATACGAAAAATAAAATTAATAAAAAAATTTAATAAAAAAATGAACGAACAAACCGAACACAATAAAAGGGAAGTAATGAAAGCGTTGGAGAAATCACTTGGTATTGTTACGACTGCTTGTAAAAATGCAGATATAAGCAGGACACAGTTCTACCAATGGTTAAAAGATGACAGTGAGTTTAAGCGTAAAGTTGATGACATTTCAAATATTGCACTAGATTTTGCAGAGAGTCAATTACATAAACAGATAGGGGACCAAAACACAAGTGCAACGATATTCTATTTAAAAACAAAAGGCAAAAAAAGAGGGTATGTGGAACGTCAAGAAATTACAGGAATTGATGGGGACAATGTATTCAGCATAAAAGTAGTAGATGAAAGAGATACTGACAAATAAAGTTTACGATCATTTAGATAATTTACAAAAAAAGATTATAGTTGAACAGGGTGGTACACGTTCTGGAAAAACTTACAATATTTTAATGTGGCTTATTTTTTCATACTCTTATAACAATAAAGGGAAAACAATTACAATCTGCAGAAAGACGTTTCCTGCTTTGCGATCTACTGCAATGAGGGACTTTTTAGAAATCTTAAAAGATAATAAAATTTACAACGAACAATATCATAACAAGTCTAATAGTGAATATCACTTAAACGGTAATAGATTTGAATTTATATCATTGGATCAGCCACAAAAGATTAGAGGGCGTAAAAGAGATCTTCTGTTTATCAATGAAGCAAACGAGTTAAACTTTGAAGATTGGCAACAATTAATTTTTAGAACAACAGAAAACATAATTTTAGACTTTAATCCGTCAGAGGAATTTCATTGGATCTATGACAAGGTCCTAACTAGAGACGATGTAGAATTTCATCAAACAACATATTTAGATAACCCTTTTTTACCACAGAACATAATTGACGAAATAGAGCGTTTAAAAGATATTGACGAGAACTATTGGCGTGTTTATGGACTAGGAGAACGTGGAGCATCAC